TTCCGGTTAAATTAATCCGTTCATCTGGCAGAATAGTATAATCTCTGGTCGTCGAATGGATAGTTGTATCTAATGTAGAGCCGGACGGAACATATGTAGCAGCAAGAACTCGTGTTTTATTGGTAATTCTATTTGATGCAACAAAGAAAATTGCTTCACTGATTACAGCAAGTGATGCACCTGATCCCGTAGTATCAGTAATAGAATATGACGGCGCTGAAGTATAACCTGAACCCGCATTTGTTATTTCTACACCAGTAATAATTCCATTCGTAACAACCAAATCGGCGGTTGCTGTAACTCCTGAAACCGGTGCAGCAAATGTGATGGTCGGAGCCGAATAGTTTGAGCCGCCATTATCAATCTGAACGGCATTAACAACACCGCCGGTCTGGAGCGTGCCGGTTGATGTTGCGGTTGCGCCAACTTGGAATGTAACTTCGTATGGAGTGATTACAGTAACTTGGAAATTACCAGTCAATTGAGCCGGAGTTAACCCGCTAAATGTACCTTGGGTCGGAGCAGTAAGCCCAACATAATCACCAGTTCTTAGACCATGCTGAAATGTGAACTTAGCACGAACAGTTGGTTGTCCTGATACAACACTGTATGATGTGCCGTATGTAATTAGTAAATTAGGTGTTGTATCAAACTGTACGTTTACTGGATTAGTTTCATACACTGCCTTATACATTGTAAACTTGATGTCTTCGGTCTGATTGGCGGTCCAAGTTCTGTTGTTTTCTGATTTAAACAGAGAACCAATAAATGGCTGATCGAATACTTTCAGCCCAGTCTCAACCGAAACATCACCCATCTTGCTTGTCCATGCCTGATATGCATTACTATTTGACAGTAGAACGAAACAGTACTCACCATTTTCTGCAAGAGCAATCGGGTATGGGAATGTGAATGTAGTAGCTAGACTTGCATCATTTGAAATATTCACATCTGCTGGCAATAATGAAACTCTTGCTTCCGGGCTTACTAGATTCGGACCAGGATAACCATTAACCAGATCTCTAATTTCTAAAATGACCGGAAGAGTTTCATCTTTACTTGCAAAGAATACATCAATTTTTGTAATACCACAACCGCCAGAAACACCATATGTAAAGAATGATTGTGCGAGTGGGTCACCAAGACCACCGATAACATTGTTCTCAATAGTATTAACAACAGTCTCAGTAACTGTATTGACAACTGTGATAGTTTCTTGGACGGTCTGTTCAATTCGAGTTGAAGTGAATACAGCCTGTGCACTACTCACCGAAGCGCCGGGTAGAACGTCTTGCGAATAAACCGGAGAATCTTGGAACTTAACTAAACGAGAACCGGTATAATATGTAAACTCCGGAATAGTAAATGTACCATTCAATCTACCGGAGTCATCAGTGATTAGATCATCCCCAGCAACGCCACCTTCAGGAGCAAATAATTCTGGCGATAGTTCTTCATTGAAGAATGCCCATAATCTAGTTCTAGGTCTAGCATCTGATATTGAAAAGTTGATTGTCTCGCCATGCATGTAAAAGCCAGAGACAAATCCATTCATATCCTCAAGTTTTATTTGTTTTGTTGCCATTTTATCGCCTAGTGTTATTAAATTCGGATACCTTGTTGCGCCGCAATTTCAATGTGTGGCGCATCTAACGCATTGCCGGCCGCAACTTGCTCATTAATGAAGTTAACATGCCAATCGATTGCCAACTGATTAAACCCGGCCGCAGTTGCTGGTTTGTTATTAGCAATTAATGTTGCTTCCTGTTCAGTCGTTATTGGCGCAAATGTCGCTCTTGCTCCGGCCGGTGCATCCCATGCCCAAATACGTGGAACATCAACAACTCGATCAACAACATTGGTAACTACATTGGTAACCACATTGTAAATTGGTGGTAGCACAATAATGTCAGTATAAGTCTGTGATGATGGCAATAGATCTAGTTTACCAACCCATGAAACTACTGCGAATGGATTCACATTTGTAACCTGAGTTGACAGATTCTGCTGAGCGAATACCGTTTCAGTATATGGTAATGAAATGAATCCATTCTCTTCAACACCATGCAAATGACCGGTATTTGATATAATATTTAGTCTCGACTCAGTAAATTCGACTGCCGGAGTAATTTCACCACCATCATATGTGACACAGAAGCCAGTTCTAAAATAATCCCCAACTAATTCAGGGTCTTTGAAGTTTTCAATTAGATAACCGCTCTTAAATCTATTTAAACCAGTAGCTGCATCTAGAATATTTGTATTTAATAGAGCAGTTTCTTCCTTGGTAATTAAAGAGAACTCTTCGAGATTGTATAGTCTCGATTCCAACTTTGCGATATCAAGCATTCGATATGCGCGAGTAGAAATATTCTTGACCTTCACATCGCGGACACTATTTGTATATGGCGCCAATGTAATAGTGCATAATGGCAAAGAATCAATAGATGCTGTCGGTGCAACCGGAGCTTCTGATGGAATACCGGTCAAAACAACGATATCACCAGACTTATTAATAACAACAGTATCAATACGACCTAGATAAATTTGTGCAGCCGTGGTAATTCTCGACAATGGAGATACCATATCGATTAGATATGCACTCGGCGCAGTATATGTGCCATTATCGCCAATACGTGGTCTAAAGTCTAAGCAATTATGTAGATCAAATAGCTCACCAGTACTAGACACATAGGTCGGGATATTAGCATAGTATGTTGGCATACCAGATGCTTCATATGAATCAATCGAGAAATAATCACCGGTGCCGCTATGGTTAAAGTAACTATATGTGATAGTCAAAGTACCGGTTGGTAGATCGCCGGTGAGGGTTAGTTTCCCTCTTAGATAAGCATAGTCTCGTTGACCATTATCTAGTGTGTATCTATTTGTTACATCGCCATCTGTTGAGGAAACAACAGAAATAAGTCTGTGTATATCAGCCTTGCCCAACTGGATAGTTGTTGCCGGGCTTACCGATGATTCAACATATGAAGAGATGAATGTCTTTTGTCTTGGAGTCTGATTGGTCTTAGTACATACACAAATAATCTTCATGCCTGTTGCGGAACCGCCAACGGTAACTGTAGTACCATCTGGCGATAGAGAGGCAAATGAATTATCAACAATACCAGTTGATGAAGTAATTGTGAATGTGCTTAATTCGATTGGGTCAATCGTCATGCCCGAAACACTTGCAGAACCACCAATTACATCTAGAATTGCAACAACCTTATAGGTCATATTTGATGTATTTGTCGGGGTCTTAACGCGGTAGACATTTGATACCGGAAGTTTAACGATTGATGCAGTTGATGGTAATGTTCCAAGTAAAGAAACAGAGCTGACGGTACTTGTTGCACCACTGGTCACACCAACGATACCATCGCCGATAATTGGAATTTCTTTGGTTGTTACTGCCTTAGACAGATATAATGAAGACGTTGCGCGTTCCCATTTTGCAACTTTACCCGATCTTGATGTGCCAAAATCTACGGTCTCTGCCAATTGGAAGTCAATGCCAGAAACTGGAGCCGTTACTTTATGTAGAACTGATGCGCTACCAGATGCAAATTTGATACCGCCGATAGATGTCATAGAACCAGATGTCATTGTTACTTCGCTGACATATAGTTTAAAGATTGCATTTGCTACAGTAGTATTTGGTTCTGCGTATTCTACGGCAACTACTTTCGCTGTACCGACTTGAACTGCAGATCCATTAGATGGAATCGCATTCCACAATGTTACAGTTTCGCGGTTTTTGAATGACGGAGTACCAACTAAATTGTTGACATAAATGAACTGCCCAAAATTTGGAGTCATCGAAAGGTTTAATTTATTTTCGATATGGTCTGCGGTTCTCGCTTTATCAATTGCTAGGGTCGTGGTAGCAATAGTTTCTACTTCAAAGCCCTTAATATATGCCTTACCGGGTTTGGTAACAACCGCAAGTTTATCAATATCACCTGTTGGAGTGGCATACACACCGCCATTATATTTTGTTCTTAGATGTTCTTTGACGGTAGTATCATAACCGGCCGAAACATAATCACCGGACTCGTCATAAGTTCTACGAGCCAATGATTTTTCTAGTTCATTGTATTTCGGGAATGTCGAATGCTCTTCAAGAACACCGGCATTATATCGCATAATTTCGACATAATCATTACTTAGAGTTGAACCGAGTGGAAGAGTGGTTAGTTCTAATGAAATCTTTAGACGGTCAGCACCAGGAGCAGCATAGTTATAACTACCTTGTGCATTGTCCAATAGTGTTTCATCTTCCGAGTAGTTAATCAGTTCTTCATTAATTTTCAGAAGAACATGACATGATGGGGAGCTTGAGTATTTTGAGATGACAATGTTTTGCGCAAATACGTCAACAAATGTACCATTAACATAATATACGCCATCATTGATATAGGCCAATGCGCCAGCAGATGTTGCAGCAGATGCCTGAAGAGTTGCTCTTACTGAAGAAGCATCCTTTACATAAATTTCTTCGCCATCTTGGAATGCATTAGTACCATTAGTGCCACCGGCAGTATAGTTGACATAAAATGTAATAGGATCAGTATCTGTTACAGAAACAGTCTTCTTAACAATGGCCTCAACGCCGCTAGTCTGACCAACAACGATCTTATTATCAAATGATTCAAGAATTAAATTTGAATTATTATATTGTGGTAGTAGTTTAATGCACGGAACATTTAGATCTGCTCTAGAATTACCCGGAATAACAACAGAACCATGTTGGAAAATATGGTTACCAAACTTCTTGATCTGTTCTCGTAAGATCGTCTGTAGTTGTGTTAATTCTCTGCTCTGAACAGCAAGACTTGGCTTAAAAAGAATCTGATGAAAATTCTTTGTTGCGTCGAAGTCATCGTAGTATGGATCTGTGTTTAGATTAAATGCCATTTAAATATCCCGTTTGCCTCTTAAAACTTAATAACTGTTCTAAGGGTTACTGTCTGTTCGCTTGTTGGTGTAAATGCCCGTTTATTGTCAATAAACAATAAATCGCCAGAGTACTTATCTAATGTTGGTTCGGCTACATTCGTGACAATAAAATTATCGCCATTTTCATTCTCTAGATATGTACTAATTTCTGGTGATACATTATCAAGTGATTGAACAAGAGCTGAACTGCCGTTATTGGTAACTACTCTGAACATATGACCTTCAGAATCAAATATATTTATATCAGCCGGGAACTTTGTTGTATCAATATTCCCACCAATAACCCAACATGCAGACACTACACTATTAGTTGCATAGATCTGTGAATTAAACCGTTTAGGTGACTTGATGATGCCAATTTGGCGATAGTCATTATTAACGTCAAACCCTTGGTTTTTATCTAATGACACGTTTGAGTAGAACATTAGAGTTCTTGCAAACAATTCATTGATCGAGTTCTTACCATGCCCACCATACGGAGAAATAATTGCTCTGGCTTTTGCACCATATCCATTGCCATTAATAACAATCTTAGCCGTTCTATAACCAGAACCCGGATTTGTGATATTAATTTTTACAATTTTGCCGTTAGAGATTGTTGCTGTAGCAGTTGCACCAGTGCCAGCACCATCGATAACAATGTTTGCGGCTGAATAACCATAACCGCCTGACACAACCTGAATATTGTTAATCTCACCGTCTATTGTTAACAGTTCAATATTTGCTTGAAGCGTATTAACACTACCCGGTGATAGATCGGCCTGCACCTCTGCGCCAGTTCCAGTGCCGGCTACAGTTAAATTAACATATGAATATCCGATGCCGCCATCAATAATGCGAACCGAAGTTAGTTGTCCGTCTTCGATAACTGGCGCAAGTCTTGCTTCGGATTTGGTAACGCCGATTGTAATTTGTGCATCGACTCCATCAATGTCATTAATAGTTACTGTCGGGGCTTTTGAATAACCCGCCCCAAATTTAATATTAGCAGTTGCAGTTGCCACAACACCGGCATAAGTTAAAATCGATGTACCGTTAGCTACAGCACCGCCAGTATGAGTCGGGGCGGTAGTACTTGTTATGCCATCATCAGTAACTGTGTACAATCTGTTTTCGTAGAATATTTGATCACCAATATCTACAGCAGTTGTGGCTTCCCATTCAGTTCCGATAATAATGTTCGGGATAGAATGGAAATTATTACCGACCGACGTGACATTAATCATTGACACGCTGCCATTTTGAATAATAGCCACCGCAGTTGCGGCAGATCCGTCACCATCAATAGTAACTGTTGGGGCTACAGTATAACCAGAACCAGCAGTTACTACATTAATTTCACGGACATTACCATTCAATGTAATGCCGGTAATTTCACCACCCGAATGCTGCACAGTTCCGGTAGCTCTTGTTCCGATATATTTTAAAGTGGTTGTCCCATTATTTGCATAGCCAGAAGTATGAACTGGGCCAACAGTATTTGTTGTACCGGCAACCGAAACTTCATAGATGTTGCTATTGTGCTCTAGCTTTTCCCCAACAAAAGTAGCACTAGTCGATGCCCAAGTTGAAACATTATCAAATGGAGCGGCAACAATTAATGTTGGAGATGTATATCCAGCACCAGGATCAACAATAGTATAACCATCAAGATAAACTGGATTTGCTTCTAGGTAACCATCACCTTGAACGCTGATTGATGCAGATTCATAACTAGAACCGGCCGCAATAACATTAACAACCTGAATTCCACCATTTGAATAATACTGGTTCTGTAAAGCAGAAGTTACCGGAATATAGAGATTGGTCAGAAATTTATTACGCAATGCAATCGGAACATTATATAGGAATTTCCACACATAACCATCTGACGTAGTAAATGCAGTCGTCAATGTGCCGGATGGCTTAACTGTAGATTGTGCTCCACTATTATTGTCAAGACACTTATAGACATTAAAGTCTTCGGTCAATATATAGAACTTAGATGTTTCTAGTTTTTGTGATCCGGTACCATCTGCCTTTGAGATAACAGTATCCGCAGTAGCCCCAACACCATTACCACCAGCAATAATAATAGACGGGGTTGAAGTATATCCTGATCCGGATGATGTTAAAGAAACATCAATGACCGAGCCACCAAGAATAGTAGCAACGGCAGTTGCCCCGCTACCCCCACCATTTGTGACTTGGCGATATTCTAATGTTGCAGTTCCATTTGTTGCAGTACCAAATGTATGATTTGGGGCTGTTGTTCCGGTTGTACCAGAAACAGTAACCAAATAATAATTAGATCCAGAATAAACGATAGATCCGGCCGCTACTATATTTGACGCAACCCAAGGTGCACTTCCGGCAGTCCCAACATAAACAGTTGGCGCAACAGTATAACCCGATCCACCGCTAATTAAATCAATGCCGATAATCTTAGTCGAATATGTATCGTCATACTGATCATAAACTGAACCGGTTTCCCAATTATATCGAGGAACAACAAAAGCAACATCATTAGTAGTAATGCGTTTAGCGGTTATGATCTCATTTCGAGCCGCTTGTTCATATGAAATACTATCTTCCGGAATATCCGGAGAAAGCTCATCACCCCATGCTAATGTTTTGCCAAGATAGTAATAATAGTCTGCTGCGCCAATAGAGATCTCTCGGTAGATCCCCTCGGCTACAGTATTATGGAAAATATCTTTTAGTATGGATAATGATGTCATTGACTGACTTTCTTAGGATACAGTGATTGTCCAGCTAATGGCGATTGCATCACCGGCTTCTTTGTTAACAACCGGGAAAGTTGTTCTGCTTAATAGTGTACCACCGGTTGAAGCATTTAGAATACCGGCTTCAGATAATGCACCGGTAGCAATACCGGCCGGAAATGCTGCGGTAGCTGTAACTGTATTTCCGGTTGATGCAAATGAAATCAGAGCAACTCGACCAAGTTCACTGCCAAGAGTTGTATTGCCAACTACCGGAGTAGCAGAGCCATCGCCAAGTGCCATGTGACTCATCACATTGGCCGAGGTGCCGACCATGCGTGATGCAATATATTGTTTACCGGTCGTTACTACTAAATTAGGCACAACTAGCGTTTGTTTAATTTTACCGTCTCTGCCGGTAACGACAATCTTTAACTCACCTTTCATGGTGACGTTATCATGTAACTGCATTTATTTCTCCTTGTTAGAATGCAAATGCACCCTCAATGTAAAATTCTGTGTCGTTTTCAAAATATGATTCCGGCCCAAATGGCATAATCGCATATGGGTTTAACGACATAAATCCACCCGAATCTTCAACGCCAAAACTATCTTGTAGATATTTATCTAATGAGAATGTAAATACTTCGGATGTAGTAATATAATCCGCAAGTGCTTTCACAAAACTCTTAATAGTGGTCGAATCTGTCATGAATACTTCGTCATTGAACTGAAGAATTATATCTTGCTGAGCAGATTCAAGAGCAGCACTGACGTCAAACGTATTGCGAATGTCATATTCACCGAACATTGCCATGCCAGCCGGATGAACAATATTCTTTACGGCATCTTTATATGATGCTAATTGTTCGTCGACCTTAATTACATATGAGAATGCCTGATAATACTTACTATCTTGGATATAGATAGCATCATTCAAAAAGCCGTCATTAGTTAAATAATAACCCGGATATTTTGCAACAGCCCCAATAGTAACTTGAATTACTGCAGGTTCAGATGTAATTTCAGAAGACTGTGAATTGTCATAATAGAATTCACGAACTACGGTACCAGCATATGATGAATCAATTGCCGGAGACGCCGGAAATGATGGATCAATATTGTAGTCATACTCATTAATAGAACCAGACTCAATAAAACCAGAATATGTTTCGCCGAATGTAATATTTGGTAAAGCGATATTTAATGCATTGGGTACATCGCCAGCTCTATCTTGATATGCGACAATCGTATTAGTAAAATCAAGTCCATATCCAGTGCCATGGCGGATAAACTCAACCTTTTTGATTCCGCCATTTGAATCAACTTCAGAAACTTTAATAAATGTGCCGGAACCTGAGCCATTGATTAGCTCATAAACTTCGCCGAGTTTAAAGTTTTTACCGGCCTGAAGAATCTTAACACCAGATGTTGTGGTTAGAATATAACCATATAGACTATCTTCAAAGCTAATCGCATCGTTTGGCTTTAGATTACCATAGAACCGGCGGTCGATAAACAATTCATAGATGTTATCTTCGACATGGCGATATCGCTCAACGATAATTGGAATTGGCTGCTCAATTGTATATGCAGTAATAGTTCGACCGACGATATTTTCCGGATTACCAAAATCCAATCGAACAAATATTGAAAAGTCCTGGATCCAGCGGCCATCAGAAGCTCTTAGGATCTTTTTGGAAGGATAATCAATTTCAATATCTTTACCGAATAGGATTCTGAATAACAGTTTGAATCCAGCTTCGGTTCCCTTGATTGTATATAATTCTTTAAGGTGCTTATACAATAGCCGTTTATCGGCCATTAATGATTCCGGAATATCTACAGCATACTGTTTCTTGAAATAATCAATAAACTCGTCAAGTGTTGTATCGATATCTCTATATTTTAAATGACTTCTAATTGAGTCGCGAGGATTAGTTGACTGTTCCAGAAATTCATAATAGGCTTCAATGAATGCAACAAAGGTCTGATAATCTGCCTTGATAAATTCAGGCAGACGATCCTTTACTAATGTCGCTACTTTTTCTGGAATATAGGTCATACCGGAATCATCTCAATGTTTAAACCGATATTTCGGTTGACTGTAGTATTTTTGGTGCTATCGTCCAATACAAAAATATTATTTCTAACAGATGCAATATCATTGGAGAATTCTTGAACATCCGAAGTAATTCTAATATCCAATTGGTCATTTAAAAATCCGGCAACACGTAGATCGGTCAATGTCATTTTACCGGTTGCGTAATCAACAGTACCAATATTGCTTGTAACAACAACATTCGTATCGGCATTATAGAGATGCAGAACGCCAGTACCGTTGTAGTCCGGTGGCATTGAACTTGGTACATCTTTGATAATAACCGGAATTAGAGTGCCGGTTGGATTAATATAAAACTTTGTTGACTCAATATCAGATGGGTGCAATTTAGTCAAAAAGTTCAATGTATATGATTGTGCAATATTTACAGAAGGATAAATTCTCTTCTGAACACGTGGAATAATTTGCGTGCTATAAAATGCATTATCAGAATCGACTACTTGTTTAATGAGTCTTGACAAGACGAAGTTTCGGTCAAACTTCTGCAATTCGGTCGAAAAATAACTATTAACTGCATTGGCTACCAATTGTTTTAATTGGCCTTCGGTCTTTGTCGTTGAATCCTTCTTATATGATGTCTGTACATCCATATGAAGCCAGACATATTCTGGATCAACGAATTCCGGAATAACGGTCAGAACATTCTTTTTCTTTAGAATCTCATTTTTGATTTGTTCTTTTTGTGTTGCCGATACAACATATCCAGAATATGGCTTCAGAGAAATAAACACCTTACCATAAACCGGAGGATCATTATCTTCTCCACCCCAAACAAATACAGATTCAATATTTGATAGACTATTTGTAATTAGCGCTAAATAATCTGGGGCAGCCACCGCACGCTCTTGTGCAGAAAAAGCTCGTGGTGCATTGAACTTAATTGAATCAATCGATTCACGCGGAGCACCACCCATACTATTTTGAATAACATTATTTGTTGCGCTAGAACCAGTACTAATATTACCAGATAGTGTAAATGTTTGATTGTAATTTGCGGACACATTAGCAGCATCTGCAGACGTGATAACATATTCGACTCTAACAATATTACCGGCTGTCAGTGATTTACCGAGAACACCATCCCCAAAATATATGTCATATTTGCCAGACATATTTTCTTCAATGTAATAAACATTTGAAGTAGAATCTACCGAAGAAAGAGTATCGACTCTAGAAAAGATTTGGATTGTTGAATCGGTCGATGATGTTTGGACACTTACCGTAATAGAGTCGGTGTCGACATTATCATTTGGAATAGTATATTTTTCGGCCGGTCCCGGATTAATTACCGAGAAATTAAAACTATATGGACGACCTTCTTTTAATTCTACCGCACTAAATTTATACTGGCCATCGATTTGACTAATTGTCTGTGTTTTCGTATTAACAAAAGTGTAATTAGTCCCGTTAATAGAACTATTAAATGTCGTATATTTGTTTAGAGTCAGATAGGCCGGTAGGTTTTCCGGATTATTCATTACAATATCAACAATGGCTGTCGCAGCCTTCGCCGATTTTGGAAGATAGTCTAATTCTTTTGCACGGGAAACAACAGATGATCTTTTTACAGCAGAATCCAGAAAAGCCTCATTATGGATCTGATTTGCCATATAAGCATCATAGTGAGTATTATATGCTAAGACATCGAGCAGAACAGAAAGACCGGACGCCTCAAAATCATAAGAATTGAATTCATCCTGTGATCTAAGGAAGTCTTTGAGGTTTGTTTTGATCTGTTCGAAATCAATTTCTGTAATGCGTAAACTCATTATCGGTTTCTCGTTAGAATAGTTGTGAATATCACAGGTTGCGAAGTATTCACAATCACATATTCGATGGTAACTTCAATCTCATGTTGATCTGTTTTAGGATTAACATTAACATCAATTAAATTAACTCTAGGTTCAAAGTTAGCAATTGCCTCTTCAATAGTACGCTTCATGATCTGGGTCATGAGCGGATCAGCAAATTCAAATAATAGACCGTTAATCTGACATCCCTTTTCAGGATGAAATGGTCTTTCATAGTTAACGGTCAAAATTAAATAGCGAAGATTCTTATTAATTGAATCTTCGTCATATGACTTGACAATATCATGAGTGGCCGGATGCATCAAGAAATTGAGATCCAGGTCTTTAAATTGTCGTACTTTTCTGTTAATTGTAACCATATGAATATTTATATGACTAATTTACAAATATATGTGAAATTTAATGTACAACAATTTGGAAAAGCTGTATAATGGTTCTACTGGAAACCATGGATAGAACCTGGAAAAACTAGAAAGAAACTAGATGATCCTGGTAAAGTCAATACCGCAAAACTAAACTTTCCAGTTTCGCTTCGCGACTTAGGTGAAACCTAAGAAACAATTCTCCTTTGTGCACGGAGATGAGCGTTCAACTTCCGAATGAGTTTGAATTGCTAGGTGCTACTTTATCCCCACAAGAAATTGGATCACCAACTCTTGCCATTGGATAACCTTCAATAAAAGTAGTACTTGAACCAGATCCAATAATAGTTCGATTTGGTTGTTGATGTGTTACATTATTGGCAGTATGTGGTGCATATTGTGCCCCGACTACAGCAATTAATTTTCCATCAACAAATGTTCTTGTGACTGGAGTATATACTAAAGGAGTCGGTGGCCATTGGCCGTGTCCTTCAGAATTATCACCTATTCTAACAAAAGCACCCATTTATTATCTCTCTATTTATGCTCTCCGGATTATGCAATATCACCCAGAGAGACTTTAATTATGTTTGACATATAGTCATTAAGCCAGATCTGTTAGACCTTCTCCGTGCTTCTTATGATTCCAGAATGTCAATGTTTGGTTTCTATTATTTGCCGGTTTCAGCGAGATATGAATCCAGGGATTGTTTGTATAACTACAATATTCCAATAAGAACTGGTCAAACTGGACGCATTCTTTTAATTTCTTGGCTGTCGAGAAATAATCCTTCTTTGACATTCCCTTGAACTGGATATCGACTGCCATTCCTATTGGATGCTGGGATGTTGCAGACGAACTTGCGGCATCTCTGAACCCACTCGTAACAATCATATCCGGATATACTGCATAAATTGGTTCTAAAACATTTAAAGCCAGATTTTGTAGATTATATACAATTTCACCGTAACTCAAGTCTCTTTGTGCAACTACGGTATCCTTCGAAACCGCTGCCCTACTGGATAGCATTGCCAAAGTAAAGTTTGGTGATAGTTTATAATTGTCCGGTAGCTTAGTTGCATTCTTTAAATCAGAATTTGGCACAACTAATTCAGTCTTAGCTCCGCCTGATCCCGCATCAGAATCGCCTTGAACTGGTGCAGTATCAAGTTCTGCCGGAGTTGCTAGTCCCAAATCTATTAATCTTTGTCTTTGCGATGAATAATCTTCGGTTTCATTTTCTGATAATAATGAATATTGATCAGCTAGACCCATAGGCTGTGGATCATCTAATACATCTTCCAGCATTGGAGATCTAGTTGTGATTAAACCAGATTTTGAATATTCCGCAGTCTCAGCGCCAGTTGCTGTGCCGGCTGAATCAGCAGTAACAGATTGGTTATTGGCAAATTGTGCAGTTGTATAATCCATTGCCATCATGCCGCCAAACTTAAACGAGCCCATGCCGGCAGATTGCATTCTCAATTTAGATCCAGATTTTACACTAACATCAGTATCAGATTCTAATTTTACTAGACCCTTAGCCTTACTGTTATATTCACCAGTTGCTTGAACATTAATATTTTCGCCGGACTTGATATTTAGAGTCGATGTAGTTTCAATATTTGCCTTTGTATCAACTTTGATATTTAATAGCTTCGCATCAATATTGGCCTTAGTATCAGCTGTCAGATGGAATTCTTCGTCAGCTTCGATATAGATTTTTGGTGCGCGCATATCGATTGCTTCACCGGCCGATAATTGTAGTCGACCCGCACAATTAACCTGAGCATCATTGCCAGAATTAATAATTGCATCACCGACAACTTCAATATTACAATCACCGCCGATATGCACATTGCAAGAACCGGTTACAGAAACATTTGCCTTACCTGCAATAGCAATATATCCATTCTTGTCGACGATCTTATAATCAGAGCCGACTGTTCTTGAAATTACTGAACCATTCGGATCGATCTCGACAAATGTTCCACTACGGTGAAAGATATGAATTCGCTCAGCACCCGGTGTATCATCGAATTCAATAATATGGCCAGATTCCGTTTGCGTTACCTTATTATATGGATACTGTGCTTTATAACTAGATTCCGGTTGATCCCATGATTCTCCGTTCGGCAACTTAGCAGAGCGCATTCTATTTCGAATACGTTCTTGTAGTGGAGTGCCACGAATTTCACCCTGAGCTAATTTATTTGTGTCCGGCAAATCAGCATAATCTTTAGTTGGGTAGTTTGCATTGGGATCCGCAAATCCCTTCGAAGACATCGCAACTTTTTCGATATTGTCAGCATTATTAATATCAAACTTCTTTGATTCGATAATTGACTTCGACGCTAAAAGATTTGTATATTTTTCATCAATTAAATCGGCAACATAACCAGCACCAAGAATGCCGCCAATAGTCGACAGAATACCATCGATATTTAATGAGTTCGGCGTATTAAATACTTGAGTTGATTTTTCATCGACCGCTTGTTGGATATTCTGTTTGGACAGTGATGTAACAGCACTATCAATTGAACTACGCAATGCCTGGAATGTATATCCGGTAGGCATCTCATCAACTAATGCATTTTCGATATTCCGATAATAAATCTGTTTAACTTTTTCGGTCAGATCAGTTACAGCAGATCCAGAGACAGCACTTGATAAATTAGTTTCATCATTGTTCTGAGTAGTTATATCAAATGAATTGCTACTACCGATAACATTTGAATTGGCCGAACTGATCTTCTCGTTGACATATGCATCAACAAGATTGGTAGTTTCGGTATTAACCTTAGATGTTATAGATATCGAATTTTTAGTCAATGACAGTAAGACATCTTTTCTTACTGTAGTTTGAGCTAATTCAGCGACAAATTGTATTGATGAAATCATACTGTGATCAACTTAAGTAAATCGGTGCGTTCAGATTTATATCTAGCAAAAACACCCTGTTTAATAGACGGAGAACTCGATGCAAATAAAGAGTCTACCATATCGATTTTATACTGTGAAACTAATTCGACAATTTCTTTGTCTGATAATTGTGGCTTATTTCTCAGAGGCACCGTAAATATCGAAGTCTTGCCGGGACCAACTTGAACTGAAGTAGACCAAATTAGATCGTGAACCGCTGGCCCAAATTTAGTCATATCATATCCATTTCTGGCAAGATTACTCAACATGACTTCGTAATAGTTTTTCTTTATATATTCATGCTGATCTTCTTTAAATTCTTTTGCATTAGAAGATGCAATTTGTTTCCAAACAGAATCAAATTCGGGAGTGGCCGGTGTTAGTCCGGCGAATTTATCAGCAAACCGACATGAATTAACAAATTTAATGCACGGTGAATTCTTTGATGATGGTCTAGATTTACCGTTTGGCATTTGTTGTGGCAAATAAGAAGCAAATTGATAGCAACCATATGATGCGCCGCCATAATCGCCAGATGCGCCACCCGAATATGCATTAATAACACCGGGTCCTTTGCCACCAGATTCATATTTCTCTGAAGTCTGTCCGAGTGTCCAGCCAGAAACTGCCGGAGTTCCGACCGAAATTTCATTGCCGGATTTATCAAGTACCGGATTACCTTGACGATCTTTTAGTACACCATCATTTGAATTACTGACTTGATCTTTTTTGGCCGGCTTTTGGTGTGACTTGTCTTTCATTGTCATGCCACCGATAGTTCCAAAAAATGCAGGTTGCTGCATATCTGAACCATCAAGAAACCAACCAACGACCCAAGTTCCTTCGACTGGACCAATTGGTGCGGATCCAATTCCAGAAATCGCTGCACTAGTTATCGGTTGAATTGGCAAAGCCCAAGGAAGATCATCGGTCGGTAATAATGTCTTATCGTCAGTGTGGAATCCAATGATCCGAACTTGACAACGACCCATCTTTTGCGGATCTTTTCTATTTTCAACACAACCAATCCACCAATTAAAATCTGGATAAATCTTCTGACTCATATAGTCCCCAATGCCGTCTTCGCTGAATCTTTAACCAATTCCATAATCATCATATGCTTCAATGGAGTTATTTTATGTCTGATCGCAGTAATTAAATAAAGTCCTGATAGATATTTATCAGTTCCATCTGACTCTAATGTATTTGAGTCTTTTGGAGTAATACTCGGAAAATCGAATCTAACAATCCCGCCGACCTCAATATCAGACCGGCCATTAACTGTCATATTAATCTTATAGTTATTAAGATCATTCAATAAAGAAATACGATTTTGTAATGTATTCTCGATCATATCCGAAGCATTATCCTTTACTCCAGTATATAATTCTGGATGACTTGGATATACCATCATTTTGGTATCCGGATTTCTTAGAGTATCTGCCGGAAAGAATGATCCACCAGATCTACCCTCGATGGTCTCAATATGTTTATAATCTTCGAATTGTGCAACGTAATCAAAATCGTGCGTTGTGTAATCCTTTTTGATTACATCGAACTTAAATAACTTATTGGCGAAATAACCATTCTGCAGATTAGATAGAGTATTGAAATTGTTTTCAATATTGAATGATTCTACGATTCTATAACTTTTGTCTAAAGACGGTCTAGTATATAGAAAATTAGTATCTCGATCATCATCCATTACATTTGCTGGAGTGTAAATATAATGCTCCATCAAAACATTTTTATTTAGTTGCATCTCCACTAATTGTTCTACCGAGCCAAACACAAATTGCTTATTTGTCTCAAAGAATAGATAATTTGCTCCTCTACCCTGTTCTGGCAATGATTTAGATGCAAGCCAATTAATAGACTCAACCGGCGTCCACATCGGTGACGTGAATTTAATTGAATTAGATGTTTTGCCAAGAACTAATAAATTCGTCGTGTTTTCGGATTCACTTAATTGTTTGTTATCTGTAGTGCCAAATAAATTTCTTGGCATCTGCAAATAATCTTGGAATATTGTTGCAGCAACATCATCAGCTCGACCGGAATAAGTTTTCGAAAACGGCAATAGTGTATCGGCAATTGCTTCAGGTGAACAGAAGTGTAATGTGTATTGTTGTAGTCTATCTGATGCAACAACATTTCTATCACCTACCGCATAGACTCTAAAA